ATGGCAAATAAAAAAATTACAGAACTGGTGGATCTAGGATCCGCAGTCGCAAGTGGAGACCTTCTTCATATCATCGATGATCCCGCAGGGACACCATCGAATAAAAAGATTTCAGTTCAATCCCTGTTTGAAAATGTGCCGGGACTCTTGAATCTTGGACAAGCCCCAGAGACACTGACCTCTGCTGGTGCGGTTGCAATCACGAAAGCTGTTACTTTGATTTCAACAGGCTCCTCGAATCTTGCATTCACACTTGCAAATGGTAACACAGGACAACTTAAATTCGTGGTGATGACAGGGGACTCTGGTGGTAACGGGACGGTAACACCCACATCCCTGATTGGTGCAAGCTCAATCACATTCAATGATGTTGGAGATTCTGCACTTCTGATGTATACTGCATCTGGATGGGCAGTTATTTCTAATTATGGTGCAACTATAGTATAATGTAATGTTTTCTCATTTGAATGAGAATAATGTTATCATGTTTGCAATGAGACATTATTCAAACCCTAATTGTCATGGAGAAGAGGAATTCGAAGAAGATTATCGAAGATTCAAACTCATGAACCGATTACTGAATCGGGAGTTGATTAATCATCGATTGGTTATTAATAACATAGTGATTCTTCAGAATATGTTTGGTATAGAGGCTTCAAGGGTACTATTGTTTTATCATACTAATGTGGAGAATTACGGTTCACTGAAATCATTTTTAATATTTTTAAACATCATTGCACCAATAGACATGGTTGAAATAGTGCCTGACGATGATATTTTAAGAGAACTAGAGAAACTTTAATGCATACAATAACAGAAGGTAAATGGATTGATTTATTCGTTACCTATAAATTCCTGAGATATCTCACTACTCCGTGGGAGAAACAAGAAGCATATAAGCTTGGTATCATTGACGGAGATGGTAAACGAATTAAATCTAAAGAAGTTAAAAGTGAGAAGGAGAAGGACGCATTTACTATGCTCCATCGTCTGGTGTTTAACTTTAAAAGAATACTTCATAAGATACCCTTGGTTAAATCAAAGATTGGTACTTATGCAGCAGCTCTGTTCCTACTCAAGGAACATATGGACGAAAAAGAATTCAACGTGCTAGTTGAGTATATAGAAGAATCTGGTGATTTTCAGTTTAACATGAACGAAGAGATTGGTCAATTAACAAAAGAAACATCATATAAAATCTTAGAGGAAGATAACATGGATATTAAAGAAGATGCACCCGCAAACAACATGGGTGATGGTCAAATAGCAGACAAACCAAGAAAGTTGAAACTTGATGCACGAACCAAAGCCTTTAAGGCTGTGATGCGGCGTATCAAAGAACGTCAGACTAAAAAGGAAAATAAAGCAGTCAAGGAAAAACTCAAGGCAATGGGGATTACAGCTGAGGGACTTGATATTGCTGAAGGTTCTAAAAAGGATTATGAAAAATTCTTTCAGGCTGCAATGAAGAAGTTTAAGATCAAAAGCATTAGTTCCCTCAGTGATAAGGAAAGCAAGAAATTCTTTGCTTACATTGATAAAAATTGGGATGCTGAGGACGAGTAGTTGGTATGCCTTCAGAAGAGAAATGTAATCAGATAAATCGAAGGATTGACCGTCACGAGTGGATGCTTGAACAACACGAAGAGGACATTTCGGAAGTGAAGAAGATTTCACAACAACTCAAGGATGATACACAGTCTATTGTTCTTGCACTTACCCAAATCAAATTTTTGATTATTGGTGGTGCAATTGTATACATGATACAAGCAACAGGATTCGCAACAGTAGTCGGAGCTCTGTTCGGATTATAACATAGAGGGGGCAATGGCCCCCTTGACTTGACAACGCTGCGTCCCCGTGATATAATAGTTATGTGAACTACATTGATCTAAAGTATATAAATCTAATCTCACCAAGGTTAGATAAATTTAAAAAAAAGACACAAAACACTTTCAACTTTAGGTGTCCGTTTTGTGGTGACTCCCAGAAATCAAAGTCCAAGGCTCGTGGTTGGGTCATTGAGAAAAAGGGAAAGTCCTTTTATTATTGCCACAACTGTTCCATTTCTAAAACAATATATGACCTTCTAAAGCACATTGATGTGTCGGTTGCTAATGAGAATTACTTTGAAAAATTCAAATCCGGTAAAGTGAAAGAAGAACCGACATACAAGTTTGAGAGACCTGTGTTCAAAACTCGGGTGAAAAATATATTGGAAGAAAAGGCAGATCCTCTTGCGAACATGTCTCAAAAGAATCTGGCAATCAAGTATGTAATCGCACGAAAAATCCCCGCAGAACAAATCAGCAAACTCTATTACATAGATGATTTTAGCAAACTGGACCCCGGCTCTAAGATAATGGACGAGAGGCTTGTGATTCCCTATTATGACAGGGAGGGAGAGCTCACCGGGTTCACTGGACGTACCCTTCATCGATCTAGTATCAGATATACAAACGTTAAGTATGGAGATGGGCAAATGTTCTATGGCCTCCATGACGCAGACCTAGAACGTGATGTATATATAGTTGAAGGGGCAATAGACTCTATGTTTCTAGAGAATTCTATTGCAGTTACTAATGCGAATCTATCCAGAGTATCTAGTGTTGTAGATAAAGAAAAGTGTATCTTGGTTCCTGACAAGGAGCCAAGGAACAAAGTTATCGTTGATAATATATATCGATATATTGAATTGGGATATAGAATATGTCTAATGCCACATCTCTTGCAAGGGAAAGATATTAACGAATATATATTCAATGGATTAGATATAAACAACCTGAAAGGGGTTATTAACTCCAACACTTGGACCGGGATGGAAGCTAAATTAAAACTTTCGGAGTGGAAAAAAATATAGATGGAAGACATAGTGAGGTTTTATCAATGTGAATCGTGTCAAGCCAGTTATAGAATATCTCATTCACTTGCGGGTCAATCGTATGAAGTGAATCAATGCCCATTTTGTGGGTCTAATGATTTTTATACGGATAGTGTTGAAGAATTAGTGGAATATCATGATGAGGAAGAATAGATGATCTTGATTGATTCTAATCAAATATTTATTGCATGTGCAATGGTGTATCAAAAAAACAATGGGAAACTTGACGAGCATCATATTAAGTCAATGATATTCTCTTCAATTTGTAATTATATAAAAGGAAATAGAGCTGAGTATGGGGAGGTCATTGTTTGTATTGACTCCATTCATTCTTGGAGAAGGGCTAAATTTGAACATTACAAGTCCAATAGAAGGAAGTCCAAGAAGACAGATTCGACGGATTGGTTTGGTATATATAATATAATAGACTCTTCTAAACGGGATATGATGAATAATTTTCCGTTCAGGGTTGTTGAGACTGATGGTGCAGAGGCTGATGACGTTATAGCAGTATTGGTCAAGAATAATACCAATGAGAAACATTTAATAGTATCCTCTGATAAGGATTATTTTCAATTACATAAATATCCTAATGTTAGACAATTTAGTCCTATGGCAAAACGAATGGTTAAACCTGATAATTCTGCATCAAATTATCTTAGGGAACACATAATTCGTGGTGACAAGGGTGACGGGGTTCCAAATATTTTATCTGATGATGCAAGTTTTGTTGATGGGATTCGACAGACACCAATAACGAAACGTAAGCTTGACCAGTGGTTTGGTAAGACTCCAAGGGAATTCTGCAACGATTTGATGCTTAGGAACTACCATAGAAATGAGTTACTCATTGATTTCGATTCTATCCCAAAGGATATAGAGGATTCGGTGATTGAGGTTTGGACAAACTACAAAGTGAATACAAAGACTAAGTTACTTAATTATTTTATTAAGAACAAGTATAGAGATTTAATATCTGAAGTTGATAATTTTTAGGAGATTGGTATGAATGTACATGATATGTTGCAAGATGTTCATCGGGCTACAATTAAAGCTGACAAGATTAAAAGGTTGAGGGACCATGATTCCCCGGAACTGAGGGCACTGATTAAGAGTTCCTATGATCCAAATATCGAGTGGTTCATTCCAGAGGGCGAAGTGCCATATACTCCAAACACCGAGAAAACGGGTCATGTAAAACTAATGACTAAAATCTCGCAGATTGAAAAACTTGTTTGCAACCATTCTACCAAAATGGGTGTTAGTGATACTACAGCACAGTTCAAAAGAGAGAAGATATTTATTGATATTCTTGAATCCCTTGATGAGAAGGAAGCTGAGGTTTTGATTGCGGCAAAGGATAAAACCATTCACAGAAAATATGTAATCTCCGACAATGTTGTCAGGGAAGCTTTTGGGTGGACCAAGGATTACGTTAGGGAACCAGAGAAGGGTGGTTCCAAAACTTGGGCCCCATAATGCCCACATACACCTTTAAAAATACCAATACCGAAGAAGTTTTTGACAAATTCGTGTCTATATCCGCAATGGAAGAAATGGTGGGGTCTGGTGATTTTGTGCAAATAATTGGAGCTCCACAGATTGTTACTGGGGTTGGAAACCCACACAAGAAAACTCCAGAGGGATTTAAAGATATTCTTCGAAATGTTAAAGCCACCCAGCCAGGTGCAACTATGGAGATACCATAATGATTCCCAACTTTCGTATAAAGAGTGGTGGAAAGCCCGCAATTGCTAATATTGAGGAAAAGACATCATATGCTGAACGTATTCGTAACGGGATTAAAATGATGAAAGAATTGGAGAAATACCCCAAAACTTAACAAGGACTTTCATGGCATCGAGAAAAAAAATGACAGTAAAAATAGACACTTTAGTTGAAGTAAAGCCTATCACGGATGCTCAAAAGATTGCCGTGAAGGGGTTTGATGAGGGTAAGCATTTATTTTTGTATGGTTCCGCTGGAACCGGTAAGACGTTCATTATGCTTTATAAGGCTCTGAAGGAAGCACTGACCGACAGGAAAAGCATTTATATCGTGCGGTCGCTGGTTCCAACCAGAGACATTGGGTTCTTACCGGGGACGATTGAGGAAAAGTCTGATTTGTATCAGGAGCCATATAAGAACATGGTTAAATACATGTTCAAACAACAATCAGACGAAGCATTTACATCATTGTATAATAGGTTGGTTGAGCAAAAGACCATTCGGTTTTTAACCACCTCCTTTATTAGAGGCCTCACTCTTGACGATTCTATTGTCTTGGTTGATGAATCACAGAACTTAAACTTTTGGGAACTCAATTCTATCATAACAAGGATAGGACAGGATTCAAAAATTATATTCTGTGGGGATATTGATCAGACTGACCTCAGACACACTGACGAGGTTAATGGGTTTAAAAATATGCTTGGGATTCTGGAAACAATGAAGGAATTTGAGTGTATAAAATTTGACCTAAATGACATCGTAAGGTCTGGGTTCATTAAGTCATACCTTGTGGCTAAAATGAAATTTGGTATTGGTAACCTCTAAATTGGGATTTTATTATGGAAACAGAAGAATTGATGACACCTAAAAAATTCTCAAGTAAGATGGAGAACCTTTCAATCGAACTTGAACTTAGTTTACTTGATACAATCATATGGTATTGTGAAGAAAATGGATTAGAAATATTATCAGTTCCTAAGCTATTAACGCCTATACTAAAGGAAAAACTTTATTCAAATGCAGTAGATTTAAAATACATTAAAAAGTCTTCAAGATTACCATTGAATTAGTATTAATTTTTATTAGGAGAATATAGTGAATATTCAGGAAAAAATAAAAATGCTCGAAACTGAAAATGATAAACTAAAGGAGAAAATTAAAGAACTCGAATATGATAATGCGGAATATCAGGTGAAAATGACTGAAACGAATCAGAATTTTTGGAGTGTAATGCAATCAGACATGGGGAGAACTATTTAGGTGGAGTTGACTGACCAGGCGTTGAAATTATTAAGAGATTATTACATGCGGTCCTCGGAGAAAGATCCGAAGGAGGCATTCAGAAGGACTGCAAAGGCATTTTCTGGTGGTGACGAATTATTAGAGGAACGGATATATTCACATGTAACGAAGAATTGGTTTATGTTTTCATCACCGATTCTATCGAATGCACCGGGAGCTCGGGGACCGAAACCAAAGGGCCTCCCGATATCATGCTTCCTTGGATACATTCCGGATACACTAGAAGGTTTGATTGATCATACGTCTGAGCTCAGGTGGTTATCTGTTAAAGGTGGGGGGGGTTGGTGGACACTGGGGTGATGTCAGATCGGTTTCTGACATTGCTCCGGGCCCAATCCCGTTCCTACACACAGTTGATGCGGATATGACTGCATATAAACAGGGTGTAACAAGAAAGGGATCGTATGCAGCATATCTCGACATTTCCCATCCAGATGTACAGGAATTTATTTCAATTAGAATTCCAAC